AGAAAAACGACGACGCCGTTCCACTGGAATACTGCACAGGCGTCGCCGGTCCATTCGCCACGAAGGCGACCGGAGTGCCTGTCGCCAGTATGTCGACGAGCAGGGTGGCCTGCCCGCTGGTGACCAGCGTGACCGGCGTTACCTGCCCGCCCGGCGAGGTGATGTCGGGCGTCGCATTGGCCACACGCTACTCCCCGCCCTGAACGATGCGGACGCCAACCGTTCCGGTTCCACTGTTGACGACTCGAACGGCCGTGACCGGTGCCGCGTTCAACACCGTATCGAATGCCGCCGTCTTGCCGGTCATCAGGCCGTGGTCGATCCAGTTGACCAGAAACGGCGCAGTGAACGGGTCGTCGTAGGTGTACTGCAGCTTGAAGTTGACGGAACCGGACACGACACTGCCGAACACCGACACCTGAAACGGCGTCTGCCGGTAATCGAGAACGGCCGGGGCTCCGTTGACGGCACCGACCACGGTCTGGTTGATGGGCCGCATGCGATCCTCCTAACGCGCCTTCGCCACCAGATAATTGTCGATCAGCAGGGTGCGGATCGCCGCCGAGGAGTTGCGCACCGAGAACACCAGCCCCATGGGGACTGCTCCGAGAGACGCCGGATTGGTCGCCAGACGCGCCGCCGACAGGCCGGAAAAGACGCGCAGAGCCCCGTCAGCCGCCGTGTAGGCGATGGTAAGGTGGTACCACGTCGCCGCGATAACCGGATCGGGGAAAGTCGCCACGGCCACGTCGACACTGGCGATGCGCAGCACGGCCTGCAGAGTCGTCGCGCCGGTCGGCTTGCGGAAATAGATACCGCTGACCGGCGGCGTACCCAAAGGCGAAGTGGCCGAACCAACGCTCAGGCCGAACAGGAAGCCGCCCAAGGTGGCATCGTCGATCTGCACGCGGGCGCTGACGAACAGGTCCTTGGCGATGTCGGGCGTGTACGACAAAATGTTCCACGACATCGAGGTCTCGGACGGATTGGTCACCGTGGTCGGCAAAGCAACAACGCCACCGTCAGCCGAAGCCGACATCGCCGCCGTGCCGGGTGAAGTCCCCGCCGTCGTCCAGTCGGCAGCGATGAGCTTGTTGAAGTCGTCGAACATCGTGTTGTAGATGAGCGGGCTGTTATCCCGGTAATCGGCGAGACCTGAATCCTGCGACAGATTGTTGACGCCGCCGGGAAAGCGCGTGATCGAGGAAAGCATTGGACTATCCTTGCGTTGTTCCGTCGGAAACCGCCGACCCGGTCAGGCCGTCTTGTTGCCTTCCGTCAGATTTTTTCGGCTGACACCGATGTAGCGGCGCAGTGTTCCGGGTGACTGCTGACCCGGCCCACCGCGCCGCTGTCCGCGCGAGAGAGGGCGCAGGACGCTCTAGGCTCCCGGCGTCCCGTAGAGGGTGCGGAAGTTGGTCCAGCTCACGTCCCAGCGGCTCGTGACCTTGTAGCGCATGCTGTCGGTCTCGAAGTCGCCTTCCATGCTCTTCTGCGCCATGCGCCGGGTCAGGAACTGCAGGCCCATGCGCTCGTCGGTGTGAATCCACCACGCCGTCGGCGAAGTGAGGCGGGTGACGACGCAGAAGCCCTTCGGCAGAATCTTCAACGACATGATGGGATTGATGTCGTTGTTGGCTCCACCCGTACGCAGCGCCGACTTGGTGATCACCTCGGCCTGAAACTCGTTGTCGGGACCGACGACGAGGCATTCCGGGTTGATGCGCACGCGCTTCTGGTCGTTGTCCTGCGACTTCCTGATCTGGATCAGCATCGCCTCGGCCGAGGTCTGCGACAACGCTGCCGGGGTGCCCAGCAGGTTGGACATGACGCCGCCCAAGATCGGATGCTGCGAGTTGATCAGCGATACACCGTCGCCGCCGAGATAGGGCGCGGAGTTGGTGAACGAGAAGTTGAGGACGTTGGCGGCGGCGGTCTCCTCGGTCTCGACCATCGCTTGGCCGAGCTGCTCGGAGTAAATCTTGCCGAGGTTGATGTGATCGCCATCCTCGACCAAGACTTTCGTCATGGCGAAGGCGGCACCGTACTGGCGATAGACGTAGCGCTTGTTGAACAGGACGCCGCCCTGCTTGTACTGCACGCCAGTCCCGTCGGGCATCTGCGGGGCAGAGCCGAGGCCGAACATCACAGGCTCTTCATGGTAGGCACGGGGCGTTCCCGGCTTGGTCGCGAAGATCGCCTTGTACTCATCCTTGCGCTGGCTATACACGCCATCGAAGTGGTCGTTCATGATCGGCTCGACGATCACCCTGAACTGACTTGAATTCATCGGGACGGCCATTCGGGCCTCCAAGTATCTTGACGATTATGCGCCGGTCACTCAGAGGCCAGCGCGAACCTCATGAAGGACCGTGCTAGGCGACCGCGACCTGATCGATTGCGATGCGCACCAGAACCTTGGTGAAGGCGTCGCCCCATGCGTTGTCGTCGTACTGGGCGAGGCCGTGGATGATGAAGGTGCCGGCGGTTGCACCGGTCGGTGCGCCGAGCGCCTGCGTCGAGAAGCCGGTGAAGGTCGATCCAGACGTCGACGCGCCATTGATGTTGATGGCTTCGCCAACCGCCGTGGCGGGGACCGGGCCAATCGACTGGCCCTCGTAGACGATGTCGCGGCCGAACGTGTACTTGGCGATCATCGTGCCGGCATCGTAGGTCTGGCCGGCCGGGAAGTAGGGCAGCACGAACCGCTTGGTGGCGGCCGAGAACTCGCAGCCCTGAAAGACGCCGATGCACGCCCCGGCGACACCGGTCGTGAATTCGATGGTGCCGTTGGTGCCGCGCGCCACCGGGGTACCGGTGAACAGGCTGGTGGCGTAGCCGGAGAGGATGCCGTCGACCTGATTTTCGACGCGGATGACGCCCGACAGGTGCCGGGCGGGAACGAGGCCCTGCGGGGCCAGCGTTGCTGACATGGGGTTGCTCCCGGTGTTGGTGTGGACGACTAGGCGCAACCGCTGAATTGCGGCTCACCTACTCCGTTCCGACACCAGACCCCGCGCGCTTAAACCCGAACCAACTGGCTACAAGGACTACGGCCGCGCGGGCGGCAACCTCCTACGAGAGTTATCCGGAGAATACCCCCCTTTGCCCCGGAGTCGTCAAGCAAAACGACTCGGGCGTTCAGCATAGGCAATCGCCGTAACTCGCCGGGTCGTCCGGCACGATGTGTCGTTCGCCGCAGTTGAAGCAGGGCTCAAGCTGCTTACCCGTCCGAATGAACACGACGTCAGTGCCGGGCAACGGCACCACCAGCTTGGGAAACGCACCAGCCTCATCGAGCGCCAGCCCAATGGCCGCACATATTTCGTGGGCCAACTTGTTGGCTTCGTCGCGCGTCATACTTCGAACTGCCGGGCCGGCGGCCGAGCCATCCGCTTGCGCATCTCCTCGATGCCCTCGTCGAGGGTGATCTTGCTGCCCTTGAGCGCCGGGTTCTGGTTCATCTGGTCGACCGGCGCGAAGATACCGTCGGTCATTTCGCTGGGCTGGTCGTGATGGAATTCCCGCATGTAGTCGATGTAATCGCGGATCGTGCATTCCATGGCGATCATCTCGCGCCACATGACGGACCCCTGAAAACGACCGTCCTTGATGGCATCGACGTCGGCCGCCCAGCCCTCCGAGTTGAGGTCGTCGTACTTGACGAACTGGTAACCGAACCGGCGGCGCTTTTGAGGGGTATCGACGGTGTGAGTCGTTCCGACCCAGCAGCGATGCCAGCCCGACCGATAGGGCAGATGCGGCAGCACGCTCTCCATCCACTTGCGTCGTATTTCTCTACGGCGCTCCGGGTCGGTGACCTCCATCGCCATCTCGCGTTCGTGCGTCGACTGCTCGTGGCCGTTATAGCCGCCGGCATCGCGCGCCTCCTCGCGGTCGATCTCGTCGAGGTACTTCAGCCGGTCGTCCTCGACCTTGGGAGGCGTAGTCTCCGGAGTCGTTTCGGGGGTGCCATTCTTGTTGGCCATCACATTCTCCTAGATTTCGCCGCGCGCCAGCTTGCGCTGACCATCGCGCCAGTTAGTGATCAGGCGACTGCGCCGCGCCTTCTGCTTATCGTCGAGCCCTTCGGGATGCAGGATGCCCTCGCTGTCGAGGTAGTCGCGCATCATCGGTTCGAGGCGGAACGACGTGCCCGTGCCGCGCCGGTTATTGCCGCCGCCGGAGACCGGTGGGCGACCCCCATTGGCCCGGCGAACAGGCCTGCTGGGGGTCTCGTCATCGTCACCTCCGTCGCTGTCGTCGGGATAGATGCCGCGTGCCGCCAAGCGTTGCTCCAAGGTTCGCCAATACATCGGCGTGTCGGGCCGGTAGCCCTCGGCCGCCACCGAGTCGTCGACCGCCTTCATGACCAGCGTGTGCTCGTCGGTGCCGCTTGGATCGAAGTCGGGAAACCGCGACATGAAGGTCTCGGTGTAGTCCTGCGCCCGCTGGTTGAGATTGACGTTCTGCGGCGTCGGGCCAGCACCGCCGCCATTGGGCGGCACCGGCTGCGGCCGGCCGCCGCGCTGCAGGTCGTTGTAGATGCGCTGCTTGGCTCCATTGAGCTGGTGGACCCGGAGCTGGGCCTCGTCGCGTAGCGATTTCAGCTCGTCGTAGCGCGCGAGGTCGCCGGCCGCGATGGCCTTCTTGATCTCGACGTCGGCCAAGGTCAGCGCCTGTGTCGCCGCGCCAAGCTGGGTATCGAGCGTGTTGACGGTGATGCCAACTTGGCTCTGGCCCATCTGGTTGATCATGCCGGTCAGGTGATCGACCTTGGCATTCAACTGGTCGATCACCTGATCGCGACCCTGCACGGCCTGCTTGTGGCCCCGGTTGCGCCGCTGGCGACGACTCCGCCCGCCACGCTCCTCGATCTCGTCGCCTTCACCGACGTCGTAGGCCAGACGCGCATCTTCTTCGAGATCGCGGCGAGCCCGCCGAGTCGTCGTATCCTCGACCTCGACGTCGACATCGTCGGCTTTGGGCCTCGGCTTGTCCTCGATCTCTACGGTAAGGCCGTCGTCGGCCTTGCCCTTGCCGCCGGGGACGAGGTCGTCCATGCCTCCGACCATGAAGGTCGCTTCCTTCTTGCCTGTGCCTTCGTCGATTTCCTGATCACCACGCGCCATTGCAGCCTCCGTTAACTGGTCACCACGACCAGCGGATCGCCGGTCACGCGACCGATGAGATCGGTATCCTTGCAGATCATGAACACGGCATGCTCGTCCTTGGTCTGCCCTCCGGGGACAGGGACGACCCAGCGGTCTCCGCCATACATCGGGCAGCGCACGAAGTCGCCGACCTGACACCACGCACCCTCGGCCCACGGTGCAAGGGTCGTGCGGTTCTTGAACGCCGATGGACCCGTCGCGCGCACCAGCCCAGTCTGTACGCGGTAGCGCTCGGCGTCGCGTGATTCATCTGGAATGATCAGGCCGCCCTTGCTGAGTCGTCGCGGCGTGCGGAGCTGCATCAGCACCAGATAGCCGAACGGCACGACACCGGGGTCGACATCGGGGAAGGAAACCTTGAGAGCGTCGTCGTAGCGGTTGCCCAGAATGTCAGTCACGTTCCTGAGATTCAGGCCTTCGATTGCAGTCACGACATCCATGAAAAGCGCCTCCTATGTGTCATCCTCATCCTGCGCATTGGCCTCGGCGATGATCTCGTCGATGGCCTCGCGCGTTGCCCGCAGGGCGTAGAGCATCCCACCGACGTAGCCAAAGCCGTATTCCGTCTTCTTCTCGTCAGCAGGATGCTCCGCCATCTGCACCGCATCCTCGCGCAGTCTGTCGAGCAGGCGGTACAAAGCCTCTAGCTGAAGCACGCGCTACTTGACGCCCCTCGCCGGGACCTGCTTGGGCTTGCCATCGCCCCGGCCCAGCGCAGCCGCCTCTGCCTCCTTCAGCGACTCGCCGGCCGCCATCGATTTGTGCAGTTTGATCGGGCCCTTGGCGACGCCGCCCTTGGATACCTTGTCCGACATGTCATTTTCCCTTCTTGGCTTTGGGCAGCTTGCCCGCCTTCTGCAGTTGCTTGGTGGCGATGCCGTAGGTCTCCGACTTGGGCATGCTGGGGTTGCCCTTCTGGATGGCCTTGCGGCGATCTTCGAGAACTTTCGGCATCAGCCAACTCCATGCAGGTTGCCGGTGAGATAGAGGATCAGCAGAACGACCAGCACGATGCCGACCCAGCCGCCGCCCCACACCGGGCCGCCGCGATTGAAACCGTACCAGCCGCCACCGAAGAGGAGGATCAGCAGGATGATGATCAGCAACAGGCCCATGCTGTCCCCCTCTTGGACTGTAGCGTCCCTAGTATGTAGGAGGTTCCGGCGCAGGCGGCGTCGGCGGCTGCAGGGCGATCATGTCCTCGGCGAGCTTGCGCGCAACAACGACATTATTGCTCTTCGCGGCGGCATCGAGGGCATCGGCGAATCCGCGCAGGCCGAGATCGACCGGAGCGGGCTTGGTCGGCGGCGAATCGCCTTCCTTGGGAGCGACCACGGGCGGCGCGGCGGCACGCATCTCTTCGACGACGGGCGACAGGCCGGTGGTGTTGTTGTCGGCCATCGCCTTCTCGGCCTCGACGCCGTAGTCGCCGAGGGTCTTGGGAGTCGTATTGTCCGTCATGTCATCCTCCTGAAGTTACAACGCACGAAAAGAATAACGCCCTTCTAGCGCCTCCGAGTCGTTCCGCCTGAACAGAAGGCGGGATCATCGTGGTGCTGGACCTTGCCGCCTTTCTTGAAGGCGGCGGCCGGCACGGTCGGCTGGAACGCATCCATCGGCGATGCCGCCGCCTGCGCCGGCTTCGACATCTTGGCGATGGCCGGAGCCTTCGGTCGCCCGGTACTCACTCCGAAATTCTTGCGCGGCATGCAGCCCTCCTAGGGTCCGGGGTTCTGACCTGTTCCGGTCTTGAGACGGTTCGAGGCCTTGTCGGCCTTGATGTTCTTCTCAGTGATTTCCAGCGCGGTCTGATTGTCTTCCTCGTTGGTCTTGATCTTGGCATCGACCTGATCGGCGGCGATCTGCTCGCGCGACTCGTTGGTATCGCTGGCGATGGCCTCGCGCGACTCATTCGACGCCAGCGCAGCCTCGTGAGTCAATGCCTGACCGTGCGCCGCCACGACATTGCTCTCGCGCGCCTGCTGGGCCTTGGCCTGCTGGTCGCGGTCCTTGGTCTCACTGTCTCTCGCCTGCTTGTCCTGATCGGCCTTGAGCTTGATCGCCGCCAAGGTGTCCTTGCGCTTGTCGGCTTCGGCCTTGGTCTGTGTCGCCACCAGTTGAAGCTGGGTCTTCTTCTGCTCGTTCTCATCCTTCGCCTGATCGGCCTGCTCCTGCCGGGTGACGTCCTTCATCGCCACCGCCGACGGGTCCATCGGCATCGGCGGCGCGAGGCGCTGCATCAGCATCTGGGCCTGCGCGATCACCGCCGGCAGTCGGGCGAGCTGCTCGTCGGCGTATTCCATGACGGCCGGCGTCAGCTCGGCGAGCAGGCGGTCGAGCGGTGCCTCGTAGACCGGTCCGGCCATGCTCTCGATGGTGAGCTGCGGATCGCCGGTCTTCTCGCGCAGCGCGGTGTTGGCGGCATCGAGCATGGCGTCGGCGTACCACAGCGCGATGTGCTCGCCGAGATGAGGCAGCAGCACCGGCAGGCACTTCTGCGCCAGCAGCGGGTTCGCCCCGAACAGCGGCGACATCAGGAAGGCGGCGTGGGTCGCCAGATGGGCCTCATGGTCCTGACCGGGGAACGCCTTGATCGGCAGGCCACCACATGACGTGGCGTTCTCGGCTACCGCGTTCTGTTGGGTCGGCTCGGGCGACGGCTGCAGGAACTGGTCGGGGTCCGGCACCTTCATCTGCTTGAGCAGATACTTCTCGGAATTGCGGACGTTGTAGATTTGCGGCAGCAGTTGCGCGCGCTGGCTGATCAACTGCGCCATCGACTGACGCTGGATGTCGGAGAAGATGCGCGGGTCGCTGACCGGGATCACCCGCATCGGGCCTTGGAAGTCTTCGCGCTTGACGATCAGCTCGCCGAACTGGTCCTGCACCTGCACGTTGTCGACGGTGTCGGCGTTGATGTCCCAGAGCTGCTTGAGGAAGCGCGCCATCGAGCGATGCATGCGGCCATGCACGGCACCGAAATTCTTGAGGCCCTGCTCGATGAACATGTTGGCCGTGCCGACCGGCGTCTGGCCGTTCATCTTGTCGAATTCGTCGAACGTGGTGCGGATCACGCCCTGCGCCGCATCGACGAGGAAACCGAGCAGGTTGAACAGCACCGCCGACGGCGGCGGGAACGGCAGGGGCATGTAGGTCTTGCGGACGTCGTCCATCGCAAGCGTGCCCTTCATCTCGGTCGTCTGCATCGGCTGGGCCTTGATGTTCTGCCCGCCCTCGGTCGCGCCTCCTTTGAGCTTTACGCCGGTCTGTGAGTTGTTGAGATGGGCCGCATCGAGCAGCGCCCGCAGCGCTCCGGTCGCCGCACCCGACAGGCCGCCAATCATGTGCGTCATGCCGATGGGATAGCCGCCGCGCCACGGGTAGAACGGCCATTCGATCACGAAATCGAGTCGTTTCTTGTCGGGATCGGTCTGTTTCCAGTTGCGATAAATTCCGAGGATTTTCTTGGTGTCGTCGTCGACCGTGACGATGTAGGGCTCGGCCGGATCGTCATCGTCCATCAGGCCTATCATCACCGACGACTCGAACACGAGGCGCACGTTGTCGACGTTCTCGCTCGGCCGGTCGCGGCCAATGATGCGGTCGTTGGACTGCTGCGAGCGCGTCTCGTCGGGCACGTCCTGCCCCGATTCCGGATCGAAGGCGTCGACCCACAAGCCGGACCGCACGTTGTCCATGTACTGCCACTTGTCGACTTCCATCTCGTGGGTGATGCGTGGCTGCGTGTAAATCGGCCCATCGCTCCACGGCCGATGGATTTTGTCGATGGTGATGGCGATCACGCTCATGCCCTGCGAGTCGTAGATCGTCTTGGTGTAGAAGCCGCCGCCCAGACTGCACTGGGTGAAGCCCATCTCGAACTCGTGGGCGACGTTGGGCATCATGTCGGTGATCTGCAGGTTCATGTAGCGCGCGGTGCGCTCCGCGATGTCGTCCTTCTCCATGGTCGGCGTGCCGATGGTCTTGGCCTTCACCGGGCCCTCGGGCGGCATCATCTCGTTCATGATGCGCGAGGCGAAGTCGATGGCCGAAGCCGTCAACATCGGGTGGACGACCCGGCTGGCACCGGGGAACGTGGCACCACCGGGCGCGTCATCACCAAGGCCCGTTCGACGCAGGCCCTCCTCGTACTGCTTGTCGCGCTTGGCGCGCGCCAGTTTGTCAACCTCGATGGCGTCAAGCAGATCGGTCGCGATCTTGCTCAGGCGCGTCGGGTCCATGGTCTCCACCAGATTGGCGAAGTGATCGCGCATGTCGGGCGGTGGCGGGCCCTCGGGCGGCATCTGCACATCGACGTTGCCCTCCTCGTCGATGTTGAGATCGGAGCCGGCCGGAGTCGTCGTCTGCAGCGTCGAGACGCCAGTGTCGCTACCCGGCTCGGCATAAGGGTCCATCGCGCCGTTGGTGAAGGCCATCAGTAGCGTCCTCCGTTGCAGTACCTGAGCGCGCCACGCGGCACCTGCCCGCCGTCAGCCAGATTGAACATAGAACCGGCCGGGCCAATCATCTCCTTGATGCTGGAACCAATGTCGTGGCCGCCAATCAGCGAACCGATGCCGCGACCGACCTGCTTCAGCGCCGCACCCATGAACGGGATCGGGATCACGGAACCGACCATGCCGCCGATGTCGCCGCCGATGTTGGTTGCCTGATCGGGACCGCCTTTTGCGATGTCGGTGCCGAGCGACACCGCGTTGGTGCCCACGCCGAGATAGGGCACGGCGTCACCCATGCCACCCATGATGTCGCCCATGCTGCCGGCATCGCCGCCGACATCACCCATCAGGCTGCTGATGCCCGACATCCCGCCACCCGCGAAGCCGGGAACGTAGCCGCCGTCGTCGTAGAACATGGTGCCGTAGTTGAGCATCTCGTCATCGACGCTGCCGCCCTTCGCCAAGAACATCGGCAGGACCTTGAGCGCAAGATCGGCGATCTGGCCAATCGCCTGACCCGCACCGCCTCCACCGCCCGACGACTGCTGCTTGGCCGGCTGCATGAACTGAAGGGGCGCGAGATCGCGCCCGCCGTTATCGCCGGTACTTGCACCCGTCGGATCGGCGAGCGAGAGGCCCTTGTCGACGCCGTCGCCGGCCTGCATCACGTCGATCAGCGACTTGCCGGGCACGGTGAAGTTGCTGCCGGTCGACGAGCCGCCGTCGGCGAAGCCGGGGATGTAGCCGCCGCGCGCCTCGAAGAGCCCCATGATGGCATCCGCGCCGCCCGTGTCGCCGCCCAGCGAGCCGGGGTCCATGCCGCCGGGCAGCCCACCAAGGCCGCCGGTCGAATTTAGGTCGCCGGTCGTGTAGCTGCCGCCGGGGCCGCTGCCGACCGGTCCGCTCGCCGACACAGGACTGCCCTTGCCGCCGAACAGGCTCTTGCCGGCGTTCGCCATGTTGAAGATCGAATCGAGCGGGCTGCTGGAGGTGCCGCTGCTGGCCTGCGCCGCCTGCGGCTGCATGAAGGAAAGCGGCGGCGGGGCGTGGCGCGCGATGTCGGGCATGTCGCCGAAGGCGTCGGTCGCGCCCGGCACGATGCCCTTGAGGAACGACATGATGTCGTCGTTGACCGATGAGCCGGACGATCTGTCGGTGCTGCCGCCGGAGGCGTAGTAGGCCGCGCCACTGGGATCGGCACCGCTGCGTGTCAGCGCCTCGCCCAAGTCGGCAGCCAGCCCACCGCCGACCTTCTCGGCCCCGGCGACATACGGCTTGAAGTCGGGCATGAAGTGCGCGAGCCACGACTGCAGGGTGTCGTGTTTCTGGTCGGTCAACGAATTGAAGGCGGTGCCTGCGCCGTAGCCCAGCCCGACGCCCTGACGGAACTTGGCTGGCCCAAGGAACGGTGCCGTGTGACTGAGCGCCCCGACCGCGCCGCGCTGGTAGGGGGAGATGTCGTCGCCTGCCATGTTCAGTTTCCCTAGCTCTTCGCTCGCCAACTGGGCGAACGTGGCATCTTTTCCAAAACCACCACCCACCCAGCGGTCGGTGGCACGCAGCTTGGCAATCAGGTCACTGGGCAAGAGATTGCGCAGGAACACCTCGCGCGACGACTTGAATTTGTCGTCGAGTCGCTCGGGGAAGCTCTTGTCCCAATCCTTCCACGTCTGGTTACGCCGCCACATCTCCTCCTTCTCGGGGAGATCGGCCAGCGCATCGATGCCGAGGTCGGCCACCTTGCGGGTGCGCGGGAAGGTACCGTAGTCGGGGTCGCCGCCCTCCTGCAGGCCCTGCACCGGGCCACCCTCGGCGTAGGCTCCAGCCTTGCCGGTCAGAACCAGATCGCGCGCCGTCTCGGGCGATACGCCGAGACGCGCCGCCGTTCGCATGATCTGGCCCGACATCATCTCCAGCTTGGATGGACCGATGTAACGCACACCGGTCTGCGGCCCCAGCGTGTTCCAAATCATAGCCTGCATGTCGCGCGGCTGCATTCCGACTTTCTCGCTGGCGCGCTGCCACCACGGCACGAAGTCGCCGTACTCCGGCGTGGTCAGCTCCTTGAACAGGTTGTCGGCGCTGCCAGTCCTGACGTCGGAGTAACCGACACCACGCGCGAGATGGGCGTCGGCAATCGGCCGGCGCGGATCGGCAAGGACCGGATCGGTTGCCTGCACATAGGTCGGCACCTTGTGACGGTCGGTCCACAACTGGCCCGATGCTTCGAGGTTGATCAGCGGCTTGCTATGTGCCGTCGAATGGTAGGCGTGGCCCGGTATCTGGAGCATGTCCTCCGGATAGTTTCCCATGCTCACGCGCTGATGCTCAGGCACACCTGCGAGGTCGATGTAGTCACCGAGCCGCCCCGCCTCGGCCAGCCAGTTGGCCGACGTGCCGCGATTGATCTCGGAGCGCGGCGACGCACCCGCCGAATGCAGGCCGACGCGCGTGTTGAACATCCGCTGGTACTCGGGCGACATGCCGAGCTGGTCCATGCGATCCCACAGCGGCTGCATCTCGTACCACGACCGCGTCAGACGCAACTGCGGATCGTCCAGCGCCGCCTCGGCGACGTTAGTGATGCGGTTCATGTTGCTGGGCGTCAGGACCTTGTCGGAAATCGCCGAACCGGTCGCGCCGGGCGGCGGATAGTAGGCGTGCGGCTGCATGAACAGGTTCGAGTAGTTACGACTCTGCGAGAGATCGTCGAGGCTCTGGCGGTCGACGCTGAATAGGCGGCGCATCGCCTGCTCATCGCCCTCGTCGTAGCGTGCCTTGGCTTCGGCGATGATCTGGGCCGGCGGCTTGTAAATGCCGGCAAAAGCCATGCGCTCGGGATTGGTGACGGTTTGAATCTTGGGATCGGGCGGCAGGTAAATCGGCGCGGCTTTCGGGCCACGCAGG